GGGAAATATGTTAGAAAGATTTAAAGAAATATTTAGTGGGTTAGATACAGCTTACGGCAGAACCATTAAATTAAATAAGTTACGACAAGATGGTAAGCATGAAACAGAATCTAAAATTTGGCGACAGCCACCTACCGATGATCTTTGGCAAAAACATTTAGATGGGGAAGAACCAGGACTTGGTATTGTACCCATTACAAAACAAAGTACATGTAAATGGGGATGTATTGATATTGATCAATACAATTTAAACCATAAAGAAATTATAGATAAAACAAAAAATTTACCTACTATTTTATTTAGATCTAAATCAGGTGGAGCGCATTTATTTTTATTTACAAAAGAATGGGTACCAGCATCTTTGATGAGAATTAAATTGAAGATGATTGCATCTTTTATTGGTTATGCAAAATCAGAAATTTTTCCTAAACAAGATGAAAACAAATCAGAAAAAAGTGTAGGTAGTTATTTAAATCTTCCTTATCATAATGGAAATAGAACCGTACGTTATGCTTTTAATGATAAAGCAGAAGCAATGAAGTTAGAAGAATTGTTTGAAATGTATGACAAGAAAGCCATGACGGAATCAGAATTATTACAATTAAATATTGTTACTAAAGAAAAAGAAAGCAATGATGATTTTGTAGGAATACCACCTTGTTTAAAATCTATCCTATCTCAAGGTGTAGAAATGGGTCAAAGGAACGAAACTTTATTTAATTTAAGCATTTACGTCAAGAAAAGATTTCCTAAAGGTTGGGAAGAAAAAATGCATGAGTATAATAAAAAATACTTTACAGATCCACTAGATTTTCAAGAAGTGAATAACACCATTAAATCAGCATCCGATAAAGAATATAAATATGGTTGTAGTAAATCACCATTAGAAAATTTCTGTGATTCTAAAAAATGTGCTTTGCAAGAATTTGGAGTAGGAGATGATACTCCAGCGATTCAAATTAATTCTATTGAGAAATATAATTCGGATCCTCCTATTTATACAGCATGGATTGATGGAGAAGGAGTAGATTGTGACGACATAACTATCCATGATCCTGAAAAATTTTCTGTAGCCTGTATGAATCAAACAGGAAAGATTATGTTACCCGTAGCTAAGATTGTATGGAGAAAAATGTTAGCTAAATTATTTGCAAATTTACAAACCACGGAAGCTCCAGAATCTTCTAAATTAGATGTACGACTAAAAGATGCTTTTGTTAAATTTGCTAGCCGTGCACCAGGTAAAACCATATCCGATGTAAGTAAATACAAAGCATTTACCGAAGGTGGCAAGACTATCTTTAAATGGGAATTCTTTTGGCAATCCGTCAACAACAGTAATATTTTTGATCGTAAATATACCAGTGTTAAATTACAAAAATTATTTTGTGAGTTGTTTAGTGCAAAAGAGAAATCAAAGAAAATAGATAATAAAACAGTACGAGTCATTGAAGTTCCTGCGATGGATTTAGATACTCCGATTATTAGAAAGAACATAAAGAAAGCAGCGCCATTTGAAGCAAGATAGAACTATTATTCCAGGCCCTCCTGGAACGGGAAAGACATATCGTTTAGTTAATGTTCATTTAAATAATGAATTACATCAATTAAAAACGGAATCTAAGAAAATTTTATATATTTCTTTTAGTAATGCTGCAGCTGATGAAGCAAGAAAAAGAATTAACGAATTGTATCCTGGAAATGAAATTATTGTTTCTACCATGCATTCATTTGGAACTTCTATGTTGAAAATAGATACCAATACTCAATTACTAGAAGGTAAAACTTGGAATAACTTTAAAAATTATTCTGGTATTTGTAAAGATTTGAACTTTGAAAATATTCAAAGAGAGAATGGTTATCGAGAATATAAAAATAATTATATGAAAATTATAGAGTATCACAGAAATAAATTAGTAGAAGTAGAAGATGCGGCCATTGAATTAGGTTTGATTGATTACATCAATATGGGTTTATGCAAACAAATTCTACAAGATTTAAATGATTACAAAAGAGATTATAAAATGTTTGAATTTTCAGACATGATATCCGAGTTTGTTAAGAAAGATTTGTGTCCTTCCCTCGACGCAGTTTTTCTTGATGAAGCACAGGATCTGAGTCCCTTGCAATGGGAAATGTTCTTTTATATTGAGTCCAAATGTAAACGTTCGTACATTGCAGGGGATGACGATCAAGCTATTTATTCTTTTCAAGGTGCTTCTCCAGAAATATTTATTAATTTACAAGGAACAATGGATTCGCAAATTATTTCACGACGAGTACCTAAAAGTATTCATAAACTAGCATTATCTATTTTAGATAATTTAGATATACGAAGAGAGAAAGAATGGATTCCTAGAGACGCAGAAGGATCTGTTATTGAAGATCATAATTTAGAAGACATTGATTTTAGTTCTGGTCAGTGGATGATTCTAACTAGGACCAATGAACAAATGAAATATATTGTAGAATATTTAGAAACTACAGGGTACAGATTTGACTGTAAATTCAATGACTTATTGCCTTTTAACTTAGTAGAGGCTATTCAAATTTGGGAGAGATTAAATAAAGGAGCTATCGTACCCGCGCAAGAAGCGAAAAAAATTTATGAATATTTAACCTGTAAAGATAATCATTTGAAATATAAATTTTCTAGTGGCGCTTCACTCGATGATGTGGACTATGTGGATTTAGATGAACTTCAGTTACACCACGGGCTACAAGTGACGGGCAGCTGGGAGCTATTTGATATTTCTAAAGAACAAAAGAATTACATTAAAAATTTAATAGATCATGGAGATGATTTATCTAAACCAGCAAGAATAAAAGTTTCTACTATCCATAGTGTGAAAGGAGAAGAATCTGACAATGTTATTTTATTTACAGATTTAGAACCTATTATTTATCGATCTGCACAGAAAGATAAAGATACGGAACATAGATTATTTTTTGTTGGAGTAACAAGAGCAAAAGAAAATTTATACATTATGAGTAGAAATTTTAAACATCAATACATCATAGGAGGAGAAATAGTATGACAACGAAAGAAGACATGGAACGGTTGATTCCATCTAATAGACAAGAAGGTGGAGATCACTATGCTAAACATAGTATTCAACCTTATACATTTATATCGTCCAACAACTTGTCTTTTTTTCAAGGCAATGTTATAAAATACGTAGTTCGTTATAAAGATAAAAACGGTATTGAAGATTTGAAAAAAATTATTCATTACTGTGAATTAGAAATAGAGAGACTACGTAAATGAATTATGTAATGTTAATCACCATAGTAGTTTTAATGTACTATTATGTTTGAAGCAGAAATAGAATGGAATTGTCCCGATCATTTTCCTAATTTAAGTAAGGAAAAATATATTGCCATTGACTTAGAAACTAGAGATCCTAATTTAAAAACAAAAGGATCTGGTGCAGTTATTGGAGAAGGTGAAATTATTGGAATAGCTATAGCGGTGGAAGGTTGGTCTGCTTATTATCCGATTGGCCATCGAGAAGGAAATTTAGATAAACGAATTGTATTAGAATGGTTTAAAGAAGTATGTGCTACACCTGCAACTAAAATTTTTCACAATGCTATGTATGACGTTTGTTGGATTCGTTCTTATGATATTCCTATTCATGGAGCCATTGTAGATACCATGGTAATGGCATCTTTAATTGATGAAAATCGTTTATGGTATTCTTTAAATAGTATTGCTTTTGATTATTTAGGTGCAGTCAAAGATGAAAAAGCATTAAAAGATGCAGCAGAAAAAGCAGGAGTAGACGCTAAATCAGAGATGTATAAACTTCCTGCTATGTATGTAGGAGCTTATGCAGAGAAAGATGCTGAACTTACATTAAGTTTATTTAAAATTTTATCTAAAGAAATAAAGAAACAAAATTTAGAAAAAATATATAGATTAGAAACAGAACTGTTTCCTTGTTTAGTAGATATGAAATTTAAAGGTGTTCGTGTCGATATCGAAGGAGCTCATATATTGAAGAAAGAATTAATAGAACAAGAAAAACAGTTATTGTTAGAAGTAAAAAGAGAAACAGGAATAGATACTGAAATATGGGCAGCAAGATCGATTGCACAAGTATTTGATAAATTGAGTTTACCTTATTTACGAACAGCGAAATCAAATGCACCTTCCTTTACTAAAAATTTTTTATCGGAACATAAACATCCATTAGTTAATAAAATAGCAAAAGCAAGAGAGATAAACAAGGCACACACAACATTTATTGATACGATTTTAAAACATTCCCACCATGGTAGGATTCACGCGGATATTAATCCTATACGATCAGACCAAGGGGGAACTGTTACAGGGCGATTCAGTTATTCCAATCCTAACCTACAACAAATTCCTGCTAGAAATAAAGATTTGGGACCTAAAATTAGAAGATTATTTTTACCAGAAAAAAATCATACCTGGGGTTGTTTTGACTATTCTCAGCAAGAACCAAGACTTGTAGTACACTATGCAGCAACTACCGAACCTATTTGTTTCGATGAATCGGTCGCATCTATCATAGAACAATTTAAAGATAATTCAGTAGACTTTCACCAGACAGTTGCAGACATGGCCGGCATATCTAGAACAAATGCTAAGACTATTAACTTAGGTTTATTTTATGGAATGGGTAAAGCAAAGTTACAAGCAGAATTAGGATTGAATACAAAGCAAGAAGCAGAATTGTTGTTTGATCAATATCATAATAATGTTCCTTTTGTAAAA